GGCGTTATTACAGAAGGGTCTACTTACTCAGCAAACGCTTCTATTACAGGAACGCTTTCTGTAACGGGTGCAATTTCCGGTACGTCAACACTTACTGCCAGACGCTCTGTTAACACAGACTTTAACGCGTCGGGAGCAAAAACAGAGACCTTGACGGCGGCTCAATCAGGAACCTTGTTTTTGATTAACGGTGCAGCAGCAAATATTGTTAACCTTCCAGCTTTGGCTACAGGCAATGTAGGTGTGACGTATGACTTTCAGCTTACTGTAGCTGTTGGTGGAAGTGTAACAACCACATTCGTACTGCCGGGTAGTGCAGTATCTAATTTCCAAGGCATGTTAACCTTGGTGTCTGGTACGGCGGCTAACCCTGTTAGCGATGTTGCGGGCGATACATTGACTTTGCCAAACTCAACAGTAGCTAATGCACGAATCTCGATGACATGCGTTGTTGATGACGGAACTAACTCCACTTGGATGGCAACAGCCCTATCCACTCCTATTGCTACAATAAGTTAATTTATAGGACGGGGGTTTAATCACCCCCAGTTGCAGGAGTAAAGTATGAAGATGAAATACAACATGGGCGGCAAGGTCATGAAGTACAACATGGGTGGACAAATGCCTACTTATGCGGGTATGCCTATGATGGCTGATGGCGGCGTAGTACCTAAAAAGAAAAAGAAAAAAGTCAGCAAAAAGAAGTCCATTGATGGTGTTGCTAGACGAGGTAGAACTAAAGGCCGGATGGTCTAAGAGGATTTAATTATGAGTGGAATTTCAGATGTAATCCCAGTAACGATTACCGCAGACACTGTAGCCTTAGATGCAGACGGTATATCAGTAGCCACATCTGTTGGCAATAATGCGGCATTAGTTATTGGTGGCGCTTTAGCCGACGGTGGTTCTGTTACACTTAGTCACGGAAGGATAGTCACTATTCTTTCTGCAGGCAATGATTCTGCAAAATCGTTTACTGTTACTGGAACAGATATTAATGGTGATGCTCAAGTAGAATCAATAACAGGCGCAAACGCAGGTACAGCTACTGGAGCCGTGTACTTTAAAACAATATCTGGCATTTCTGCAGTAGGTAATCCAGCAGGCAATGTTTCTGCGGGTGTTAATGCTTTGGCTGCCGATGTTATTTTTACAATGCGAAGCAGGCTAAAAGGCATGTTTCTAACCAGTACAGCAACAGCGGGAGAAATTGATTTTCTTACAACTTTACCAACAGGGACAAGTATTATGCAGCTTAGTTCTGTTGGTGATGCTGATGCGACAAGAGATGTAACTATTCCTGATCAGGGTGTGGTGTTTACAGATGGTATTTACATACAGTACACAGTCTCAACCTTCTTAACTATGACAGTGTTCCATGCGTAATGGCTACTTCAGAAACAGCGGCGTTTAATTTAGATTTAAACGAAATAGTAGAAGAAGCATTTGAACGTGCAGGTTCAGAAATGCGTAGTGGGTATGACCTAAAGACAGCAAGGCGATCCCTTAATTTACTATTTGCTGAATGGGCTAACCGAGGCATTAATCTTTGGACAATAGAGGCAGGTACGCAAGTACTTACTTCTGGCACAGCAACTTACGATTTACCCCTTGATACCGTTGATGTTATTGAACATATTGTTAGAACAGGATCAGGTACTTCTCAATCAGATATAGCTATATCGCGTATGAGTGTTTCTAGTTATGCGTCTATTCCTAATAAAAATATTACGGGTAGACCCAATCAGATATATATTGACCGCAAAAGTGGGGCTACAGAAGGTAGTACAGTCAAATACCCACAATTTACACTATGGCCTGTACCTGATAGCACAGAAACTTACACATTAGCGTATTGGCGACTCACTAGGATACAAGATGCGGGAACTGGTGTTAACACACAAGACATACCTTTTAGGTTTTTGCCGTGTTTGGTCGCGGGTCTAGCTTATAATCTAGCACTAAAAATACCCGGAAGTGAGCAACGCATCCCTATGCTTAAATCTATGTATGATGAAGCATGGGCAGAAGCCTCAGATGAAGACAGAGACAGGTCGTCTTTCCGAGCAGCCCCTAGAATAGCGTATGTATAGATATGGCTAGTCGTTTTGCTTCAAATAAATACACCATTGCAGAATGCGATAGATGCGGGTTTCAATACAAACTAAAAACACTTAAAGAAATATTTGTACGGACTAGGAAAACAAATATACTGGTTTGTAAAACTTGCTGGGAGCCTGATCACCCACAAAACTTACAAGGCATGTACCCTGTTACTGATGCCCAAGCAGTACGAAACCCAAGACCCCCACAAGGCGTAGATGTAATAAATATCTTTCAGTGGGGGTGGGAGCCAGTTGGTTTTAATGATGTTGACGGGCTAGTACCAAACAATTTGAAAGGGACAGGCGAGATAGGTACTGTTATAGTAGATACAATAAATATCTAAGGAGTTGATATGAAAGTAAAAATCAAAGACATGAGCACTATTAAACCTTGTGCTATGCCTACCAACGCAGGGTATCCAAACAATATACCAAACACCCAAACCAAAAAAATGAAGGGTGCAGGTGCAGCAACTAAAGGTACTGGATTTAGTAATAAATCTAACTAATAGCAATGACATATGCAGAATTAGTTGCGGCAATAAAGTCATATACAGAGAGTGATTTTTCTACTGTAGATATAAACCTGTTTATCACACAAGCGGAAACGCGCATATACAACACTGTACAGATTGCGTACTTACGTAAAAATGTCACGGGCACAATAACAATCAATAATAAATATTTAGCTGTTCCTGACGATTGGCTAGACACTTATTCTTTAGCGTTGATAGATGGTAGTGGGAACTACAGCTACTTACTTAATAAGGACGTTAACTTTATTAGAGAGTCGTTCCCGTCACCTACAGCAACAGGCGTACCAGAGTATTATGCGTTGTTTGATGATAGCGCGTTTATACTAGGCCCAACGCCAGACACAGGGTATTCTGCAGAATTGCACTATTACTACTACCCGACATCAATCACAAACAATAGTACAGCTTCAAACACATCATGGATTGGCGATAACTACAGCACTGTCTTACTATATGGTAGTTTGCTAGAAGCTAATACTTTTCTAAAGGGTGAACCTGATGTGATGGAAGAGTACCAGAAACGATACGATGCTGCGGTAGGAGCGTTGAAACAACTTGCAGAGTACAAAAACCGCAATGACTCCTATAGGGCAGGTCAAGCAAGAAAAGCTACGTTATAAGGAGATGTTTTACTTATGGCTATAACACAAACAATGTGTACGTCATTTAAAAAAGAAATTCTTGAAGCAGTACATAATTTTAGTGCTTCTGGAGGCCATACTTTTAAGATAGCTTTGTATACGTCTAGCGCAACTATAGGGGCTGATACAACCGTGTTTACTACTGCAGGCGAAGCAAGCGGGACAGCTTATGTCTCTGGCGGGTATACCCTTACTAATATTGGCGCATCAAGCGGAGGAACTACGGGTTTTTGTGACTTTGAAGACGCTTTTTGGAATTCGTCTAGTATTACGGCAAGAGGCGCATTAATCTACAATAGTTCACAAAGTAGCAAGGCTGTATGTGTATTAAACTTTGGTTCTGATATAACAAGTAACCCAGATTTTAGAATACGTTTTCCAGTAAACGAAGCCTCTACAGCGGTAATTAGGATTACGTAATGGCGAATAGAACCAACAGTGGTTGGAGTCGAGGACAGTATTTTTCTGGGCCGTGGGGTCAACCTACTGTTGATAATATTGAAGTTACCAGTGTATCTGCTATTGGTGTTATTTCTTCAGTACAATTATGGAAAGCAGTTGAGGGGCCACCGTCCGTTACTTGGAGCACTATAAACGATGGACAAACACCTGTTTGGACAAGTGTAAGTACTTCACAAACACCTGATTGGTCAAGCAACATAGCTGCATAGAGGATATTTAGATGGCAAGTTCGTACGTAAACAATCTAAGGCTAGAAGAAATAGGGACAGGCGAACAAGCCGGAACGTGGGGAGATAAAACCAACGTAAACCTTGA